CGCCTTCTGCTGGACAGCGGCAACCTCAACATGTTCCACCAGTCCATCGGTAGCCTGACGCTGCTTGATGACTATCGTCGTTGGCGCGACCGCGTCTTTATTGACGAACTTGCCAAAGCCGAAGCCAATGGCCAGGCTAGTACTACCCAAGGTGGTTACTACTTCCCTGGTGGCAAAGCCAAAGATAGCTCCGGCCGCATTTCTTATAGCTCCACTGAGTATACTGCCGATCTGCAGCAGTTCTCGGTGCGTACCGACCTGCTGAACATTGTTAAGGACCTGCGCAAGCGTAACGTCCCTACCTTTGCTGATGGTCTGTATCGCTGTATTTGCGATCCCACTTTCATGATGCACCTGCGTCGTGACCCTGATTTCCGTGAGATCGCCCGTTACGCTGGTAACCCTGGCCAAGGCATGTACATGGGTAACCCCATGCTGCCTAACAACGCCAGCTTCTACCAAGGTCCCCAAGCTGGTCAAGGTTACTTCCTGGCTGGCGAACCTGTTATGCCTACCGGCGTGCAGTTTGAAGGCGTCAAGTTCTTCGAGTCGACCAACTTCCCGACCAAGAACGTCAGCACTTCTTTCAACGGTGGTTCCACCTACACTTCCCAAGAAGTTGCCCAAGGTTACTTCTTCGGTCCTCAGTCGATCGGCGTGGGTATTGGCGGCCCCAATGCTCAAGTTCTGATCAACAACAACGACGACTTCAGCCGCTTCATCATCTTGATCTGGCAACTGTATGCCGGCTTCGAAATCCTGAACAAGGACTTCGTGACCACCGCATTCAGCTATGTGTCTGATGACGGTACTGTCTGATAGTTAACCATACACATTTATAGGAAAAGATAAATGACCTATTTGTCCGCTAAGAAAATTTATCCCGGCAACTGGGCTGAGCCCCTGAACGGCTGGTATAAAAACATTGACAACAGCCAAGATGGTACCAATGATGGTTCCAAGGGCGGCCCCACTTCGGTGCTGGCTACCCCTGGCTATCGTTACTTCCAGCAGCGTGGTTACGTTGCAGTTACCGCTGTCTCTGGCTCCGGTGTTGCTGCCGCTGATGTGATCGTTCCTTCGCCTTACCGCCAGGACGACACCCGTACCGACATCACCGGCATGGTGATCTCTGGTACGACCACCTTGCCTGCTTACGTGTACCGCACCGCTATCTCCGTGGCCTCTGGCTGGGGCGATGGTCGCGTGGCCTCTGGTGTGTATGCCGCCACCGGTAACGTCATCTCCTTCGGTCGTAGCAACGCTGGTAGCCCCACTGCTGCTTCTGGCGTTGGCGAAGGTGTGATCCAGGCGAACCTTACCTCCACTGTGTCCGGTACTCAGGTGGGCGAAATCTACTTCGCTGGTGGCACCGCTGGTTATGGCTCTGCTCCCTTCCTGATTGCTAGCGGCGCTGCTGGTGTTACCGCCGGTAACGTCAACTACGCTGCTACCACTGGCACCACCCTGAAAGTGTTTGCCAAGGAAACTGCTAACAGCACTGCTACTTCCGGTGGTTTCTATATCTCCACTGCTGACTCTGCCGCTGGCCGCATTGGTTACTTGGTGGTTGAAGTGTGCTACATCCAACCCGATGAAGCGCCTGGCTACGAAGATATTGATGGTTATCTGACGGGTCGCACCGTTAGCTGATTAGGTTAAACTAGGACCAGGTAATTACTGGTCCTATGACAACCATTCCGTCAATGCTTTATCAACACAAAAAAACAGGCGCTCGCCTCAAGGTTGTAAGCGAATGGGATAACGGCGATTGGTTCATGGTCGAAGATCAAGACGGTCGCCTTTTCACCGCTTATAAAACTGAGCTGGTGCCAGATGAAGAGGCTACTAAAAAAGTAAAAACTCTTCAAGTAAAAGATAAAGCTGCACAAGAAGAGCCGCGAACTTTCCCACCGGATGTTCGTTTAAACATCAATTCAGCTACCGCTCAAATGATCGCCGATCATATTAAAGGCGTTGGATTGAAAACAGCTCGAGAAATTAAAGACCTTCAAATGTCCTTATCGGGTGAAAGGTTCAACACTCTCGAACAACTGCGACAAGTTGGGCGTATCGATTGGGATGCAGTGTTCGCTGCTGATTTAATTAGGGTTTAATTCTCATCTCCAAGTTCTGCCCCTGGGAAACCAGGGGTTTTTTACTCTTAAAATGTTGGTATGGCAAAAATAACACGATTAGGACAACTTGGCTCAACAGGAGTTTCTTCTGGGCCACACCTGCATGCTTATATTAAAAATTTAACTACGGGTGAATATGAAGATCCAGGCATTCATAGAAGCAAGTTTTTAAATGTTCGAGTAGGGCCTAATCGTGTACCTAAGTACATCGCAGACGAAAAAGGTGGATTGATACTGAATCCCGCCGCCGGTCTGACGATGACCTCTGGTTTTGGGGCACGTAATACTGGCATTCCAGGGGCTAGTACATATCACCGAGGGCGTGATTATGGCGGCGCAGAAGGAACTGAAATTTACGTAGAGGGAGACGTTAAATTCACGCCGCGTCCTAATTCGGGAGGATATGGTAACCTTGCCACCTGGACCACACAAGATCAAAAATATGAACTTGGTTATGGTCACATGAAAACTTTAGGCGAAGCAGCTGATCTTACCGGATCTAAAGCTTCGACTCCTTCTAGTGCTGTTTCTTCTAGCGCAACTACTGATCCCAAAGAGTTTTTGGTTGGTTATCTGCTTGGCACTGGCTTTAGTGGGACTCCAAAAGAAAGTCCGCAAACAGCTATAAAGCGTCAATTTGTACAGCAACTTATACAACCACGTGATTCATCTGATATGTACATGCAAATGCTTGCGTCCATGCCAAATCCGTACGCTGTTTAATTCACTACATCTATAATTAAAAACATACGGAAGTAAGCTGTGCAGCTCAGCGATTTTGACAAAAGTAGAGTCCGGTACCACCTGGGCTACTTCACGGTTTCCGTGCCGGCGGGTGACTATGCTCGTTTAGAAGAAGCTCTTAATACCGTCCCTGATTCTTACTTTTACGACAAAATTGCAATTCAGATCAGTCGTTGTGATACGGCTGAAAAGAAAACAGAAGTTGCATTATCTCCTTCCACTCGCCTTGAAAGTATTGCTGGCGACGTTGACCGTACTATCCGGTCTAGCAATGCCAAAGAAGCATTAAAGGTTTGGGACGAGGTTTATCTCTACGAAACAAACCGTTTAGCTGGCATTCTTTACGTACCCAACTACAAGGATCCGTTCCAGGCCCGTTACCGTTACGAACGCTCTGGCGCTGAATTTATCCAGGCATTACCTGGACCTGCCGACACAGCAGTTGGCTCTCGCATTTATTTACATGAGGTTTGGAGGTAATTATGCCTAGTTTTGCAATGGGCAAAGAACTTGCCGGTTTAGGAGGAGTACTTAATCGCTTTGTTGCTGCTCCCGCTGCAGGCGCTGCTTTGTTTAATCAAGGACGTACAGGTTCAACATTAGATAAAGCCCTGCGAGCTATTCCCTCAACTAAAAATAACGACGCGGGCCGCGCTGCCTGGAATGAGCTGCAGTACATTGGTGGGCAGCTTATGCAAGGACGAAATCCGTATGCCAAACCTGCGATTGGCCGGATTCCTCCAAGTGCCAACGGTGTATCTTATCGCGATGCTGAGCTACGTTTAGCGGCAGGTGGCGGTGGCGGCGGTGGAGGCAATGCTGGATATACAACTTCTTTTTCTTCCCCGCAGGGTGGTTATTCTCCCGCTGCCGAGCGTGCGTACCAGCAAGAAGCATCACGCGTTGCACAAATCACCGCACAAGACCCTGAGCTTCAGCGTTACGAACTTGCCCGTCAGAAAGCAGTTGCTGCTGGCGCTGGATCGGCTGCCGAACAATCTGCAGAAGACCTGGGCATGCAGATGTGGGCAAAGGCAAATCCAACTCTTGCCGCAAAAGTAAAGCAAGGTCAAGCTGGGTACGGCGCAATTCAAGGCACACTTGCAGGTAATGCCGCACGCGCAGGACAAGGCTTTGGCATGCAGGAGCAATTAGTACCTACTCCCCAAGGCTTCCCTACCAGTGTTCCTGCGTTCCCTGAGGGGACTGGTTATGGAACAGGCTTCGGTATCGGTCAAACCCTGGCGCAAACACCTGCAATTTCTTTTGGCGCCCCACAGCAGGCTCCTGCGGCTTCTGCAGCCCAAAGTGCATTTGGTCAGCCTTCTGTTCTAGACACTGCAGACTTTGAACGTCTTCTCCAACAACTTAAGAAATAATCCTCTGGCATTGCAAGGCATGTAAGCCCAGCCAACTGGACACAGATCTATGATCTACGGGTGCCAGTGTTGTTGCTTTAAAACCATGATTCTCTGCCCTAAGTTTGTTAAACGTACTTTGACCTATCTAGCTACGGCCCTTGCGCTGCAAACCGTATTTATCCCTGGTCTTAAAGCAAGTTCAAATTGGGTAGGAGAAAGTTAAACCAGACGTTATGGCTACGCCTAAAGTTGGTATTCTTCCAAATGAAGAACGGATGGCAATCATCCGGGGTGCCAGGGAGCTTGGCTTGCATCCGTATGAGTTCGGTGCATTCCTATCGCTTGAGTCTGGCGTCAACATGGACCCTAATATTGTTGGGGGTGCGGGCGGTCGCCATAAAGGCTTAATTCAATTCGGTCAAAACGAACAAAAACTCTATGGCATCTCTGGGCCTCAAACCAGGGCTGGCCAAATGCCTAAAGTTCTTCAATACTTTAAAGACCGTGGTTTTAAACCCGGTCAAATGGGTATTGATCGCGCATATGCAACAGTACTTGGTGGAAATCCAAACGTTTCGTTGAATGCCAAAGATTCTTTTGGTACTTCCGTTGCAGGTGTTTTGCCGCGTTTCAAGCAAGGTGGAGATCTTTATAAGAACGCACAACGTGTTCTTGGTGATATTCCAACTGATACGGAAACGGTTCAACAGCAGCCTGGCAAAGGACAAGACGTATCTGCCGCTAGTTTCCTGCAAGGGTTTATGTCAGCTATGGCTGGCAATCAACCCAAGGAACTTTCTACTACTGATCTGGTAAAGCAAGAGTTAATGGCTAGGTTGTTAACTCCTGTCCCAGAGATCGATTCGCTAGATTTTCTAGCTAACATGAGACCTATTGGTTAAATCACGTTAAGGAAACCCCCGTTTAAGCGGGGGTTTTTATTATTTTTTAGCAAAAGCTTTTTCTAAAGGCCAGTTGTTGCCACAATTTTTACAAACAAAGATGGTTTGGACCATTAGAATAAGGAGAGTTTCCCGGAGGCGCCCTGTCAATATAACAGAGACAGAGCGTTTAGTCTACATTGAGTTCGACATCGACAAATAAGCAGCCCTTGCTGGTTGATCGCCCGCTGTTTGATTCAGTGCGCGTAACTACTCAAACGGTAGGCAGTGCATCAACTAATACACTGTTTGTCCAGGGGGGCCAAGCGCCCTCCATTTTGGTGGACATGGACGCCTCCCTTAGCGAAGACAATAACAGTGGTGGTGTTGTTGACTCTATCAGTATTGTTCGCAATGATTATTACCGTGATCCGGACTACACGGTAACCACAGCAACTTCTGGCACTCCTATTTCGCTAACCAGCGGTCAGATTGTTTTTATCTCTCAGACTGGTGTACTTACCACTCCTGCGCAAAGCGGATATGGTTACTACACCTACACAGGTGCAACCACCTTAACTGGTATTAATACCAGCTTGATTTATTCAGGTGGTATTGGAAGCGGTTTTAGTTATAACGGAATTCGGTACGGCTACCAGCCCGAAGTAACTTTCGTTGTTTACCACACCCGTGGTACAACTACACCCATCCCTGCATCTGGTGACTACAAGGTTGTATTTGCCAAGCGTGTGCCGGCAGATACACAAGAAGTTGATTGTTCTGACGTAATGCCTCAGTTGGCGGTACCGTCTGTTTCCGCTGGCAATACAAACGGACTTGGTCAGACTTCTCCTTTGCGCAACAAAGGCATCTACCTGGAGCGGGGCGACCGCCTTTACGTTGGTGTGTTTCCTGACGGCCCCAACAGTTCCGGGTACATCCCTGGCGCATACGTTTACGCACAAGGCGGATTCTTCTAAGACATGTCGCCCAAACAGGGTGATCTTTTTGGCAACTTCAGCCAAAGGATTGAGTTTAAACCTGCGGCAATTAAACCAATAACCACAGAGTTTTCTAGTGGTGCAGTGCCTAACTCCATTGTTGCAATGGATAGGGAATCTGCATGGACAAGGTGGCGTCGTGGATATGAGCTTGCTGTAACAGTAGGCATCCAACGAGGACTAACGTTTCCTTTCCGTTACACAATGCCGACTCCTCCAGGGACAATAATGCCCCCTGGCAATCAACCTTTAATTGTTGGTGTTGTACAAGGGTTTCCAACAGCGAACCGCGAATTTGGAATTCACTGGACAGGTTGTCGTGTTGGTGCACTACTGCGCTTTGACAACGTCTTTGATTCCACTGGCACCAGAGCAAGTGTTGCCTCTGTCACGGAAGACGCAGATAACTGGTACGTACAGCTGGCAGGAACCTGGAGCACAAGTAACCCACTCCCAGCGCCGCTCTACGTGCCTCCTGTCGGCAGTAACGCAGCACTTAAACCACTAAACGGCGAGATC